TGGTAGTGCAATTCATTGCAGCATGGCAAATTGCATAACTCTTATGAGAGAATCTAACTGCATCTTTGATAAATCCACGCTTGCCTGGTTTCAAAGGCTTGTGTCCGTTGCGTTCTTTGAACTCAACTAAATCAGGACAACAATCATTTAGGATTAAATTGTGCCAATTTTGTTTTCTAAAATCCTGTGGTTGATCTGTATAAAGAACAACTTTTACACTAGGATCAACAAATCTTTTTAATGTGCTTACGAAGTGTTTTGCATAATCTGCATAGTTACCAGGACTGTATGTTGATATAACTGTAATGCCCATACTATCCTCCAAATCCAAAAATATAATCTTTTCTTACATGACCTAATTCCCAAGCGCCTAGTACGTCTTTCAAATAGGCACCTGCATTGTAATCGGTATCGGGGTGTTGTTCACAAATAACAATAGGTTTGTATTTTAATATAGTTTCACGAGCGCCTTGTAATACTTGTAGTTCGTGTCTTTCACAATCTATTTTTAACATGCCAAATTTAGGCAAATCTAAATCGTCTAATTTTTTAATTTGTATAGTACCTGCACCTATTTCAGTAATATGACTATTTCCTGTATTAACAGGATCCCATTGCATTTCGACATTTCCATTTGTATTGCCTAGTGCATAACGATGTATTTCTACTGGCAGGTCTTGAACATTTTTTTCTAAACATTCTAACACTTGAGGCATAGGTTCAAATGCAATAACCTTGTTAAATTTTTTTGTTAATGGTTTTGTCCATAGTCCAACATTAGCACCAACATCGATAGCAAGATCAAAATCTTTGACATATTTGTATGCCATATCTCTTACATCATCTTGGTATTCAGGTGGCCCTCCGTTGTTAACTCTTTTATTAATAAGACGTTCAAAATGATTGTCACTATCTGGCATCCAATAATCAAAAACTTTTTTCATAACGTAGCATCTTCCATTCCAGCAACCCTTAGCTTTACTATATTAGTTATCTGCCATTGCTTCTGGTCCAATGCCTTTAAGACTCCTAGCCACTTGTTGCGTAACAATGCAAACTCGTTGATAATCTTTTCATAGTCAACAACGTCTGCCTCACCGTCAACGTATTTTTCAACGTCACGGCTTGACAGAGCTCGTTGATAGTTTTCTAAATATTTTTTGAAAAATGAACTACGTAATCTACGTAGTTCAATATTTAAGTATTCAAGTATTGCTTCAATTTCTTGTAACTGGTTAAATCTATGTTCAACTATACCAGGCATCATACTTGCTTGTTTTTCAACATTGCCATGTAATTTACATTCTTGTTTAGCTTGTAATAGTTCTGTCTCAAAAAATTGTATAGCTGCTGGTATTTCGCTTATATCGCGGCTTACCTTGCTGTACCATCCCATTAGTCATCCCATTCGTCGTTATAGTCGTTATCCAGTTCCAAGTAATATTGAATAGCAGCATCTAGGTGCTTATCAGTACCTAGCAAATCTTGTAAACGTGTATCATCAACTCCGTAATCGATAAGTGTGTCAACAAATTTTTCTGCTGCTAATTCAATATGTTTCTTGTCGAAATATTCTTTGAATAACATCCATATATCGGCAAAGAACTCGTCGTTCATTCTTCAGCAAACTCCTCGTTATGATCAATCACAGTTTCTTCGACTGTGTTGTCGATATTTACCATTTGTTGCTCTTTTGCCGGTAAATCGGCCATGATCATTTCGAGTAGTTCACCTGTCCAGTTCTTACGATATTCTAGTGTTTCATTTCCTTCGCTATCAGTATACTTGTAGCGATTGCCTTGTTTTTCAAGCAAGCCTTTTGCTTCTAACAAATCAAACATGCCTGAATATGGATCCATACCTGTTTCGTATGGAATCTTCACTTGCACTGCTTCAAAAGGTTTTGCATAACGTGTTTTCATAACTTTACACGCTGCTCTAATACCATGCACTTGTGAAGTTTTGTTGCCGTCTGCATCTTCTTTTAGTTTTAGTTTTTTCATTGCTACAACCATTGAACTTGCATAAACAAAGCCGCTGCCGCCACTAATCTTATCATCTGGATCGAACATATCCTGCGATGCGTAAGTGTGGTTAGTAACACACATACCTACATTGTAACTGCCAAACATATTCACACAGTTGGTAACAAGTGCTTTCAGTGCTTTAGCCTTACGACCCATGTCACCTTTCATATCACCTGCTTCAAACTGATTAACTTCAGTTGGCGACATAAGCATACCTAGCGAATCTACTACAAACAACACCTTAGGACGATCTTCTTCGTTCATTGAGCGATAGTCATCCATAAATGTTGAAATAGTTTTCGCAACGTCATCAATCATTGCCATGTTTAGTTTGAGTAGTTTGCTGTCATCGCAATCAACACCTAATGCTTCTAGCCAAGTTTGATCTAGTGCATTTTCACTGTCAATTAGTACAACAAAGATACCTTGTTCTTGTGCTGACTTTACAATGTTGCCAGACACAATGTAAGACTTGCCTGCACCTGATTCGCCTGCAAACACGCTTACTTTACCTAGTGGAATACCTTTACGGAAATCACCACTTAGTAGATAATTTAGTGCATAGTTACCTGTACTGATCCAATCTTGTGGATCATTAAAGCCTGCACTCATACCTTTAATAGATTTTGTTAATGAGTTTCGAAACTTAGTAGGATCGAATGCCTTAGTAGCCATATATATCTCCTATTCTAAAAAGCGTAAAGTCTGTAGACTTGTTTGTTAAAAAACAAGCCTACAGTATTGTTTTTACTGACCTTGACGTGCTCGGATCATTGCAAGAATGTCTTGAGCGCCACCACCATTGTCTGCTGGTGCTGCTTCTGCTGCTGGAGCAGGAGTAGGTTCAGGTTGTGCTGCTGGAGCAGGTGTCGGATCTTGCCAACCAGTGTCAGTTACAGTTTCTTGTACTGGTGCTGCTGCTGGTTGTGGAGCCGGTGTTGGAGTATTGTTCTGTGTGTTTGGATCACCAGTACGTGCTGCCATACCTGCCGGACGGAAGTAATTGCTCCAACGTTCTGGATCATATGCTTCTCCATCTACACTTGCTTCAAACATTTCAGTAAGAACTTTAAGTTCTACTTCAGTTGGCTTTTTAGGAAGGAAATCATTCAAGTTAAACAAACCGTGTGTGTTAACTGCCGACATCTCTGCATCACCTAGTGGACGCTCTCTACGTGCCCAATTACTTGCGCCGTAATCAGCATAACCACCTTTTGAGCCTTTTGCAAGACGGAAGTCTACACCAGCAGTATAATCTGTTGGTAGTTCTTCCATATCTGGATCCATTAGTGCTGCTTTAATTAGTTGGAAGATTTGTGGACCAATGATGAATCTACGAATAGGATTCTCTGGCTGCGCATCTTCTTTTAATGGATCATCTACAACAAAACCTTGGAAGATGTAAGAACGCTTTTTCCAATACTTACGACCCATGTCTTCAAGACTTGGATCTTTGAACCAACCACGCACCTCTTGTAGGATTGGGCAAGATTCACCATACATTTCCATACATGGAACTTGTACTTGTACTGGACGTGAATCAGTTTCGCCTTTTACACCAGCAAATGGAAGTTTAATCATCAAACGCTCTTTCCAGAAGAAAGTGTTTGAATCGTCGCCATCAGGCAAAAAGCGTAGCGTTGCTTGCTCGCCTTCTTTCATATTCCAAAATGGGTAAATTGCGTTATCGCCACCGCCGCTAGTATTGCCGCTTGTACGATTTTCTTGTTCTTTGAGCTTTGCTCTAATTTCTGCTAATGATGCCATAGTTATGCCTCCTTATATAATGCCTATGTTCTATGTGCCTTAAGTGTGTAGCACATTAACTTTATACTACACAAGTTTATTTATCTTGTCAACTGTTTTTTTGACAAAATTTTCAAAGAGTTAGCCGATTATCTTAAACCGGCTAACTTTATTTTATCTTGTGCCTCTACGTCCGCCTCTTGTGCGTGGACCGCCGCTTCCGGGCAATGGTGCTGCTGCTGGTGCTGCTGCTCCTTGTTGATTTA